TAGGAACCACAACACTAGATTCAAGCGGTTCAAGTTATTTTGATTGGACCGATACAGGCTATGGAACAGGCACGCTTATAATAGATGCCGGTAGTGCAACACTAGAAAAAGGCTATTACAATAGTTGTCTTATAGTTTATGATAACACAAATCCAAACGGAATTGTTTGGGGTAAAAAATTCACAATTGTTGTAGAGGATATATGAAGTCTCACGGTTTAGAAATGAAGGGAGTATTTGGCTCACCCGATAGTGTTGATGCTATTGATATTACAGATGTAACTGGAAAGGTTACATTTCTTACAGATTTAGATATTGATGGCAATACACAAATTGATGGAACTGTAAAGATTACAGGCGGTTCGCCGTTAGCAGGAAAAGTCTTGTATACTACAGATGCAAATGGTACATTAGGTTGGAAGTATCAGTCCGTACCTTCAACTAAAACAGTTATATTTGAAAAAAATACCGCAGTAATCGGTTATACTCTAGAGACAGATCACGATGATGGTATTGTATATATAACAAAAGGCTCTGCCGCAGGTGGCGAAACAGGTGGCGCAAATAAGTCCGGTGGTACATGGACACAACCAGACCATGACCATGGCGGCTCAAGCACTTATACAGGATATATTGCACTTTCAATATCACAGATGCCATCACATAGACACGGTCCAGGTTTAGGAGGCTATTTTCTTACCAGCAGTGGCGAAACAGGTGAAGCAGGAGACGATTATCAGAGATATGGTTATACAGGATATGCCGGTGGTACTTATGATGGAGGTCCGGCAGCGGGTCATAGACATACATTAGGTAGTATTGACGCCAATACAACAGCAAATACTTGGAGACCTTACGGAAGAAATCTTACGAGGCAAACAAAGAACTAATATGGAATCACATGGTTTTGAAATGAAAGGAGCAATATCCTCTGCCGATGGTGTGGATACAATAACTATTGCTCCCGGTACAGGTAAAGTTACTATAGCTAAAAATGTAGAAATTGACGGAGCCACGCAATTTGATGGTGATGTCAACATTACAGTTGGTTCTCCTGTAGCAGGTAATATTCTTTTCACCTCTGACGCTGTGGGTACACTATCCTATGTATACGGCTCTGTTCCGGCTGGAGAAACAATACTCTTTGAAGATAATACTGTAGTTACAGGATATACATTAGAGACAGATCACGATGATAAAATTCTCTATATAACTAAAGGCTCCGCGGCTGGCGGAGAAACGGCAGGAACTAATAAATCTGGCGGTACCTGGACACAACCAACACACGATCATGGTGGCAATACTGGGTATCATACATTGACAATCGCTGAAATGCCATCACATAGACACCCTCCAGCGGTAAACCATAAATTTATTACTTCAAAAGGTTCAGGCGGCACAATTCGTGGCGGTGATAATTATGACTGGACACCTTATACAAATTATACAGGTGGAAGCACAGGTCACAGACACGACCTTGGCAGTATAACAGCAGATGCAACAGCAAATACTTGGAGACCTTACGGAAGAAATCTTACGAGGCAAACAAAGAACTAAGGAAAAGATATGGAATCTCATGGCTTAGAAATGGCAGGACCTATCCGTTCAGGTGACGGTGTTGATGCTATTGAAATCGCATCTGGAACTGGTGATGTTACGATACTTACAGATGTAGAAATAGATGGTGATGTCCAACTTGATGGAACTGTAAAATTTACTAGTGGTTCTCCCGCAGATGGCAAAGTAATAATTGCCACTGATGGTAGTGGCACTTGTTCTTGGGAATATGCGTCCGTGCCAACAGGTGAGATATTCTTATTTGAAAAAAATACCGCAGTTACAGGCTATACGCTTTTGACAACACATGACAATGGAATCGTTTACATAACAAAGGGTTCCGCTGCTGCTGGCGAAGTTGCAGGAACTAACAAGTCTGGCGGTACATGGACACAACCAACACACGAACACGGTGGACTCGGAGCATATACCGGCTCTCATGAGCTTATTCTTTCTGAAATTCCATCCCACAGACACGGCTTTCCAAAGAATGCCTTTACTACTGATGGAGGTCATGCAGGTGAATCGCATAATGGAAAACCAACACAATCTTGGACTGATTATCAAGGTGGTGGCGGTTCCCATAGACACGATTTGAGTGGTATGATAGCAGACGGGACTTCAAGCACTTGGAGACCTTATGGAAGAAACTTTACAAGACAACAAAAAAACTAAGAGGTGATGTATGTTATTCAAAAAAGGTGAAGGAAAAGGCAAATGTCCTTTTCGTAATTTAAAAAAGTGTGATGATAAATGTATCTTATATAGAAGGGGTGTAAGATATAGTGAAGATGGACAAGATTCTAGTCCATTTGAGGACTGTGCTTTCAACATTATGACAGAAAATATGGAAGCCATGCATAATAGAATCTTCATGTTGCAAACTGAAATGGGACAAACCAAGAACGCTACTATGTTTGATATTCTAGTAAGACTTGGTGAAGTTCCTCCAGAAGAACTAACAAGACAAATAAGAAAAATGGTTGAATGCTCCAGTCAACCACAATTAGAGGAATAATATGGCAATTTTTGACTTTATAAAAGACAAACGACAAAAACGGCTTGAAGAAGCAATATTAGCCTTTCAAAAGAAGGGAGACGGGGCACTACCAGACCAATTCGTATTGAATCGTTCAGGTGAAGGCATTGAAGATGTAGCTCTTGCAGATGCTTATGGCTCCATAGGTCTTAGTTCTTTCAATATGTTTTATGATAGGTATATCCAAAAACAGTATGCAAATGAAGTAGATAAAATAACTAACTATAGGCAAATGGCAGAAATGCCAGAAATCGCCGATGTCATAGAAGATGCAACAAACGAAAGCACACAGTTAGATGATGAAAACAAGATTCTACATTTACGGATAATGAACAAAGACTTGGCAAAGAATGAAAATATGGTAACAGCCATTAATAAAGAATTTGAAGAACTTTTCTATGGTAGAATCAACATATATGATTTTCTCTGGGACCTTATGAGGACATATTTTATTGATGGTAGATGTTACTACGAAAGAATAATTAATAAAAAGAAACCAAAAGATGGAATTTTAAATGTAAAAAGATTACCATCGGAAACAATGGATTGGGATTATAATCCTAAAACAGGTCAGATAACAGCGTTTTATCAGTATTTGAATCAGAAGGCAAAGAAGCCAAAATCCTTTGAAGAAGCTGAGAAGGACCCTAATGTCATAATGTTTTACCCAGAACAAATAGGCTTTGTCAGTTATGGCGTATACGGAAAGAATCGTAAGGATGTTCTTGGTTATCTTGATAAGGTTAGAGTGCCTTATAATCAGTTGAAATTACTAGAAACTTCTGTTGTTATCTATAGAATTATTAGAGCACCTGAAAGATTGGTCTTTAAGATTGACACAGGTAATATGCCAAAAGATAAGGCATTGAAATTTGTTGAAAAGATCAAGATGAAATTCACAAAGAAACAAACTTATAATCCTGATACAGGTAAACTAACCCATGAACCAGAAATTCTCTCAATGTTAGAGAACTTCTTCTTACCTCAATCAGCTGATGGTCGTGGTTCTGATATTACCTCTGTTGGTGGTGATGCAAAGGGATTTGCTGAACTAGATGATATTTACTACTTTGCAAGAAAGCTCTATAGAGCAATGAAATATCCTCAGTCAAGAGTAACAGCCCAGCAGGAAAAACAAGAGGGAGATGTTTTGTTTGGTGGTACGAGTGTTGGAGAAATTTCAAGGGATGAGATAAAATGGGCTAAGTTCTTAGAAAAACAACAGAATAGAATCACAGATGAGTTGTTAGACTTATTCATATTACATCTACAGTTTAAGGGTCTACAGAAAGAATATGGAATAACTAGAAAGTCTCTTAATTTGGCTATGAATCCTCCAAATCAATATAAATATCAAATGGAACAGAATTTCTTACAGCAACACTTTGATAATTATCAGACTCTTGCAAACAACGAAGAATTTTCTAAGGCTTACCTTATGAAAAAATATCTTGGTTGGGATGACGATGAAATTAAGTCAAACTCTGATGGCATTGAAAAAGATGTTGAGTTGGGATTCAGAGAAGGACCCGATGAGGGAGGATTTTAATGAACGTAAATGCAACACTAGATGGTGAAGATGTAGTCATTGTTTCTATGGAGGAACAAAGACTAACCGCGTTTGTTACATATATTGATGCTCAAGGT